CCAATTCTGGTTCTGTACTAACCCCGGTTTGGCTCTCCCTTTGATTGCTCTCCAATACCACGAGGTCAAGATCAACCTTGATATCCGCCCTATTGATGAGTGCTTGTGGGCTGTTACCACCTTGAACTGTAACCAGAACCCTTACCCTGCCACTGCTGCTAACCAGGCTGCTCAGCAATACAACGTTGGACGCCCTGTCCCTGCCACCATTGCCTACAATCAGTCTTTGGTTGCTGCTTCTTTGTACGTTGACTATGTGTTCTTGGACACTGACGAGAGACGCAGAATGGCCCAGAACCCCCACGAGTACCTTATTACTCAGCTCCAATTCACTGGTGATGAGTCTGTTGGTTCTTCGTCGAACAAGATCAAGCTTAACTTTAACCACCCCGTTAAGGAGCTTATCTGGGTTGTCCAGCCTGATCAGAACGTTGACTACTGCTCGTCTTTGACTTGCGATGCTCTCCTCTTCAAGGTCCTCGGCGCCCAACCCTTCAACTACACTGATGCCATCGATGCTCTCCCCAACGCTATCCACGCTTTCGGAGGTCCTCAATCTGTTGCGGCTGATTCCCGCGCTTACATTGACGCCCGTGGTTTGTTCCAAGACGCTGGTGCTCTTGACTACATTCCCCCCGCTGGTTTCACTGGATACTGGCACGGTCCCTCCAATCCTTACAATGAGGTCAATTTTGGAGGCAACCAAATCCCCTTGAACACCACTGGTCTCCCTGCTTCTATCATTGCTTCTCTCCAAGAGTCTGGTAGTCACAAGGATAACTCTGGTGTCTCTGATGCTGGTACCTTCGTCCTCTCTGAGACCTCTTTGGATATGCACTGCTGGGGACAAAACCCCGTCGTCACCGCTAAGCTCCAACTTAACGGCCAAGATCGCTTCTCTGAGCGTGAAGGATCTTACTTCTCTTGGGTCCAACCTTACCAAGCCCACACCAGAAACCCTGATGAGGGTATCAACGTCTACTCCTTTGCTCTCCGCCCTGAGGAACATCAACCCTCAGGAACCTGCAACTTCTCCAGAATTGATAACGCCACCCTCCAGCTTGTCCTCTCCAACGCCACCGTTGAGGGTACCAAGACTGCCAAGGTCCGTGTTTATGCTACCAATTACAACGTGTTGAGAATTATGAGTGGTATGGGAGGCCTCGCGTATTCAAATTGAGCGAACTGTTACGATTTATCGTCTCATTATATTTTACATATTTTAATAATTAATAACATAAAATTTAATTATTAAGACAAAATCAATATAATAATACCATTTTTAATAGTTTAAATACTAAATACATAATTATATTAAATGTTAAAACCCATAGTAGTTCTTGTATTTGGCGGAAATGGTTGGATTGGTTCCAAGGTGGTGAAATTGCTACAAAATGCGAATACTACAGTTATAAAATCAAGTTGTCGAGCAGATGATATAAACGCAATACAAAAAGAAATAACTGATATTGGAAATGTGACACACATAATGAGTTTTATTGGGCGAACCCACGGAACATATAATAATGAAGTAATTGGAACTATTGATTACTTGGAAAAGCCCGGTAAATTAGTAGACAATATGAGAGATAATTTGTTTAGTCCAATTAGTCTTGCTGAATTAAGCAAAAAAAACAGTATTCATTTTACTTATTTAGGCACAGGATGTATTTTTGAATATGACGACGAGCATTTATTTGGCGACCAAGAAACCGGCTTTTTAGAATCTGATTTGCCCAATTTTGTTGGTTCATCGTATTCAATTGTAAAAGGATATACCGACCGATTAATGCAACTATTGTATTCAGATAGCGCACTAAATGCCAGAATTCGTATGCCTATTACAGACGAGCAAGATAGCCCACGCAATTTTATTACGAAGATTACGAGTTACAAGAAAGTATGTTCAATTCCAAACTCAATGACCGTATTAGATGAATTATTGCCAACATTAATTGAATTGGCATTAAAAGGAGAAGTTGGAACAATTAATTTAACAAACCCCGGACTAATTTCGCATAATGAAATATTAACAATGTACAAAGAAATAGTAGATCCGAATTTTACTTGGGAAAACTTTTCAGTGGAGGAGCAAAATCAAATATTAGCATCAAAGCGTTCAAATAATTGTTTGAATACAAATAAACTATCAAAGCTTCATTCGGTATTACCAATTAAAGAATCAGTAAGAAATACTTTGGTTAGAATGAGAGAGAAAAATAATATCTAAATTACAATTAATGTATTTACGAAGAATAAATACATAAATAAATATTTTAATAATAATAAAATATGAAAAACTTATTGATAACAGGAGGTTGCGGATTCATAGGTTCAAATTTTATTAATTATTTTTTCCACTTGGACAAAGATATAAACATTATCAATTATGATGCTATGTATTATTGTGCCAGCGAAATGAATGTCAATCAAGAAATTAGGGATTCACCAAGATACAAATTAGTAAAGGGTAATTTATGTTCATTTGATTTAGTTCGGTACGTATTAGAAAATAACAAAATAGATACTGTTATCCATTTTGCCGCACAATCGCACGTCCAGAATTCTTTTGAGGATTCGCTACAATATACAAATGATAATATAGTAGGCACACATACTTTATTAGAATGCTGTAGACGTTACGGACATATTGATCGTTTTATTCATATTTCGACAGATGAAGTTTATGGTGAATCAATGTTAGAAGAAAACGAAGAAAAAAAGAACGAGGAATCGATTTTATGCCCCACAAATCCATATGCCGCATCAAAAGCTGCCGCTGAATTAATCGCAAAATCATATTACCATTCTTTTAAAATGCCTATCATAATTACGCGCGGCAATAACGTTTATGGTCCCAATCAATATCCTGAAAAACTGATACCATTATTTATAGAATTATTAATAAATAATAAACCAGTAACAATACAAGGCGACGGCTCAAATGTGCGGGCCTTTTTACACGTAAATGATGTGTGTTCGGCGTTGAATTTGGTTTTGAAAAATGGTAAAATTGGTGAAATATATAATATTGGAAGTGATGAAAATGATGAATATACGATTCTTGATATATCAAAACTATTGATTAAAAATATTGCAAATACAGAAGAATATGATAAATGGATTACATATATCAAAGACAGACCGTTTAACGATAAGCGATATTATATTAGTAATCAGAAAGTGAAGGATTTGGGTTGGACAATCGAAACAGAATTTAACGAAGGAATAATTAATTTAATAAATCATATTAAAAATAAATCAGAAAAATAAATCAAAAAATTAAATAAAAATAATAAAATTGAATTTAAAAATAACCAAGGGTTAAAATGTATAACTAATAAATAAGATGAGCGATTTTCAAACCGAAACAATAGAATTATATTTTAAGCAAGTGTATACTTGTAAAACAAAAGTATATCACATAAATTTGGATTATACATTAGCAAAGCTTTACGAATTTATAACTGCCAAAGCTTTTAGCGACGACTTTGGTATTAACAGTAATAGCTATAAAATAGAAATAGTAGAATCAGGACAATTTGACAATATAAACGGACGTGACGCAGAATTGGCACCAGCCTTAGATCCAAACACCGATACAACATTACGACAAAAATATGGTGACAATATTAAGCACAAGGCATTTTATATTAGACCTAAGCTATTTATAACTATACCAGATAGCCCAACCAATGAAAATGGCGTAACCACACCTTTGGCACCCAGAACATAATTTATATTTAATTTTATATTTAATTAAAAATAAACATTAATTTCTCCTTTTTCTTTTTTTTCTACTTGTTTTCCTACTTGTTTTCATAGTAGCCCTTTTCCTTTTTTTACCAGTTTTACGTCTTTTTAAACCAAAAGCAGTAATACCTTCTTCTTGCTGTATATCAGCTATTTTTTCATTAATAGCATTCAATATAGACTCTTGAGTACGGTTAGGCATACTATACAAATCGTTGACAAAATCTTGTAAATCTTGTTCTGCGTGTTCTGTATCATAAGTATTTACTCTTAAATATAATTTCCATAATCTACCTATAGCATTTTTACTATTATCATTATGGATAAGTGTATCTATAGCAGTTCTTGTATCAGCCGGTATTGATTCATAATTACTCATTTATATAACAAATGAAAAAAATTTATAATTCGAATATTTTTATATTTTATAAGGAACTAATTTAAGCATCGTGAGTTTCTTCTTCGTCTTCATTAACAATCCTCACATACTTGTTATCTTCGTACTTAACATTATTACAATTAAACAATTTATTCATATTAATTATTTCTGGTTTTTCGGTATCCGACGTAAACAATTTCGCGATTTGTGCGTCATCTCTAAAACGCACTGAGTAGGTCTGCTGAATATTATTTCGCCCAATGCGTCCCATACCTTGAATAATTTTTTCCTGTGTCAAATTCAAATCCTTGCTCAAATAACCGTGACAAAATTGATAATTCGTTCCGTAAATGTAATCACTCGAAGCGATAATCATATATAATTTTTGTTCGTCTGCCATCTTCTTCATAATCTCTGTATACCGAATATTTTCGTGAGTAATAAACACACCAATTCCCATCAATAACAATATTTTCCAACTATCATCTATACCGTTAAGAGTCATAATATCGTTCACAGTATTTTCATCGATATCGCTTGTAAATGATCTCGAAGTATCTAAACTTTGTGTAGTCCACTTTTCAATGTGTTCCTTTTTATTAGGAACAAATAATTCATTTAGTGTGGCGGTTTTAATCATTGCTTTTAACTCGGTTATTTCTTGAGTAATTTTTTTCATCAAATTTTTACCGGAAAACTCTTCGTCAAATTCTCTATTAAACTTGC